AAAATGGACTACACACCAAAACAGTTAGCCTTCGGTGAGGACGGACGACAGCGACTCATTGACGGTATCATGAAACTATCAGAGGCTGTCAAATCAACACTAGGCCCATCGGGCAATACTGTGCTTATTGAGTCCCAGAGCCACACATCTGGAATGACCGTGACAAAGGACGGTGTGACAGTAGCCAAGTCCATTGACCTGATAGACCCTATTGAGAACCTTGCCGTGAGGATAATGAAGCAGGCTGCTGACAGGACAGCGACCAATGCAGGTGACGGGACTACTACCGCCATAGTGTTGACCGAGGCAATCATCATGTCAGTGACACGGCAGGTTGAGGCGTCTGAGGAGCCAGTGGCGATGGTTGAGGTGATAAGAGAGCTGAACAGGCTGGGCGATGAGGTGATCAAGTCCATCGGCAAGATGTCCAAGAAGGTCAGCAAGAGACGTCTACTTGACGTGGCTACAATATCAGCCAACAACGACAGGGCGCTTGGTAAGATGATCGCTGACACGTACAATGAGGTTGGTCTGAAGAACGGAATTGTGACGGTAGGTCGCTCGCAGACATCTGAGACGTGGAGCGAGGTGATTGACGGCATGCGTATGGACAGGGGCTACTCGACACCGATGTTCATCAACGACCAGAGGAGAGATGAGTGTGTGCTTGAGGATGTGCATGTCCTTGTGGCTGACATAGAGATATCGAACATCCTCACCCTTGAGAGCGTACTTAAGCCAGTTATCCAGCAACAGAAGAAACTGTTGATCATTGCACCGTGTTCAAAGAACGTGCTGAACACATTGGCAGCGAATGTTATCAAGAACGGACTGAAGTTATGCGTGGTTGACGCGCCATCGTTCGGCTACCGTCAGCATGAGCTGATGCAGGACATAGCCTTCAAGTTCGGGGCGACCTACTTCAGCGAGAAGACAGGTGACGACCTGAGCATAATTGAGATGAGAGACCTCGGACACGCAGACAAGGTCGTGGCGTCAAAGAACTCGACCATCATCATGCGTGAGAACAGTGAGCAGGACAATGAGGCTATTGAGGGGCGCATTGCCGAGCTGTGGGCACAGCATGACGAGACAGAGAACAAGGGCGAGCGCGACTTCGTGCTTGAGCGTATCGCATCGCTTTCAGGTGGAGTTGGCGTGATACACGTGGGCGGAACGACCGACATGGAGCAAAAAGAGCGATTTGACAGGGTTGACGATGCGGTTTGCGCTGTTCGTGCAGCTCTGGTAGATGGAATCGTTGCAGGAGGCGGTGTGACGCTTGCAGGGCTTGCTAAAGTCATTGACGGAGACAGTATAGCGTCCAACGCGATGAAGGAGGCAATGCTGACACCGATGCGCCAGATAATGGTCAACGCAGGTCTGCCTGCCGACAAATACTACAGCACGCTTCCATACACGACAGAAGGCGTTGGTATGAACGTAAAGACTGGTGAGGTGGGTGACATGCTCCACATGGGCGTCATTGACCCAGCGAAGGTCACCAAGGAGGCGATAACAAACGCAATATCTGTCGCAGGGACGATACTAAGTACGAATGCAATTGTTACATTAGCGAGATCTTATGAAGCCGATAAATAAATACATAGTTGTCCAGAAACTTGAGGAGGAGTTGAAGACCGAGTCAGGTCTGCTCCTCTCTCAGGAGGACGCTAACAATTTCAGATACGCCAAGGCGGAGGTCGTCAAGGTAGGGTCAAATGTTGACGTTATCAGCGATGGCGACCTGATATACTACGACAAGAGCGCAGGACATACAATGCTCATCGAGGACGAGCCTTATACGATCATCCTTGAGAGGGACGTTGTCGTAGTTCTTGATTGATTTTCTTCATCTGGTTCCGTAGAACCTTGTCCCTGTAACGTGGGTTGTCAAGCTTGAACAGGTCTCGGTGTTCTGAGAACGCCTCCTCTCCATTCAGCTTGCGGTATATTGACTTGATGATACCTATTGCTTGGACAGAAAGGCAGTATAGTGCCTTCTCACCATTCTTCTGGTTACGCCACTTCACGATATACCCTTGTTCGCGTAGGCGCTCGAACCACTTCGTGTCAAACGAGAAGATCTGCTTGTACTCATCGAACTGCGTCTTAGAGAATTTACCCTCTGAGTAGAGAAACAGCAGCATCTCCAGCTTTGGAACGCTTAGGCCGTACTTGATATACGCCCATTTTCGGACGACACGCCAGTACTTCATATAGTCGTCTCCGTTTACTTTTGATTTCATAACTTTGTATTTCAATCAAAGATACGAGATATGATGAAAGGAAAAAGCAAGCCATGCACCTCAAAGGTGAAGAAGGCTATGAAGCCTAAATCAAGCAAGAAAAAGAAGTATTGATATGAGAGACCTTGGCACACCACTCGCACCGACATTCGGTGGCGGAAAGAAGAAGAAGAAGTCAGAAAGGCTAATGGAGAGAAGCAAGAAGGTTCTGCATAAGGCCAATGTCGCACTTGACGAGGGTCGAATGAAGAAGGAGAAGCGACTTTTCGACAGGTCAGAGAGACTCAAGGCACGAGCCAAGAAGAAGGGATACTGATGCCTAAAGACTCCTGCTACAGAAAGGTAAAAGCAAGCTACAAGGTCTTTCCAAGCGCCAGAGCATCTCAGGCGATAGCTAAGTGCAGAAAGAAAAAAGGTACTGTGCGAAAAGGCGAGGAGGGAACATCGCTAAAGCGATGGCAAAAGGAGAAGTGGGTCGACACAAGGACTGGAAAGCCATGTGGGGAAGGAGGAAAGAACGAATACTGCAGACCCACAAAGAAGGTATCAAAGAAGACTCCCAAGACAAAGGGAGAGATGAGTAAATCTCAACTCGCTTCAAAAAAGAGGGAAAAATCCCGTGTAGGAATGGGAAAAAGGGTAAGTAAGGCATGAGTAATATTCCACAGGGCACAAAGTTTCACGGGGTAGACCCATCGGTAGAGACCGTCAACAAGGGGTCGGCTACAGCTAACGCACTGCGTGATGCGTACACCATTGACGACATGGTTAACTACTTCGGTGTAAAAGGTCTGTTCACTCAGATAGAGCATGGCCCTGTTGTAGAGAACACAACTGATGAGCTTACTGTAATCGGAAACGGTCTGGGTAGCTTGTCAATACCTGCAAATGGATTTGTAAGGGGAAACACGTTCAAGTGCTATTTAGAAGGAAGCCTGTCGTCACTGAATAATGCCAACCTGACAATAAACATCAGGGACAATGGTAATATTCTTGCAACGACTGGGGCCATGTCGCTTGTTTCAACATCTGGGAATTTTTACCAAATGGAAATAACATTTGTGATAAGACAGATAGGGGCAGCTGGTACAGCTGAGATAATGACATCTGGTGCGTTCAACTACACAAAGACGGCAAACAATAGTCCAGAGGTGATCGGCTTCGAGCAGGACAATGCTACCACGTTCGACACAACAACCGATAGTACGCTCGACATAACAGCACAGTGGGGAGCAGCTGACCCAGCAAACTCAATAGACACGCACGTACTAACCCTTCAAAGAATATTCTGATGGCTGACAAGAGCAAGATGAAGTGCAACGTGGTTCGGTCAAGCGACCGAGCTGGTAAGAAGAAGATGGTAAAGGCGTGTTCGGGCGGCAAGGAGAAGCTCATCCACTTCGGAGCGAAGGGATACGGGCATAACTACTCAGCTGCTGCACGTAAGTCATTCAAGGCACGACACAAGTGCGACACGGCAAAAGACAAGCTCACAGCACGCTACTGGGCCTGCAAGAACCTATGGGCAGGCAAGGGCGGATCGACAAAAAGTTCACCAAAATCACGAAAAGGTAAATACTGATGAATAAGATTGTAAAAAAATCGAAGCCCAGAGGGCTTGGGGACACAGTGGAGAACTTCACAAAGAAGACAGGTATCAAGGCTGTTGTCGACAAGGTGTCTGAGGCAACTGGAGTGCCATGTGGATGCAGTGCGCGTAAGGACGCACTCAACAGAATATTCCCATACGATAAAAAGTAGTTATCTTTGCAAGCAAAGCAAAAGATGACATGGCATATCAAAAGTTACAAGTTTCAAGTGCCGTTCCAGTAATACCGAGCGACACAATACCAATTCCTGCTGGAGATGGGGTGCAACAATCAGGGGTGACTGACGGAATAGCAGCAGCATTAGATGACTCTACTGCGTCATTCTTAACAACGGTAAAAGTCGGGTATATTGTTGTTGACAACGACACTCCATCAATATCAACAGTTACATCCGTAGACTCGGATACTGAGCTTACACTCAGCGGTGGCACAACGCTTGCAAGTGGCGCATCGTATACGATATATGCAAGCGCTGAGAAGAACGGCTGTGTTTTGTACGTTGGTGTTGCTGGAGATCTGACCGTAAAGATGGCGAGTGGGGACGTGGTAAAGTTTACAGCGCTATCAGCAGGGTTCCAGCCAATACAAGTTCTACAGGTGTATGCGACTGGCACGGCAGCAACTGACATAGTAGCACTTTGGTGATATGAGCTTAGCTATAGGAATAGGAGGGGGTAACCCTACATCTGGAGGAGGAGGAGGCATTCAAAGCGTTTCTCTTGCGCTTTCAGATACAACACCTGACTTTGGTGATACGATAACACTAACTGCAACGGCCACGGATTTTCAATCAGGAGATGACCTCACCTATCAATTCATAGTGCCTGATAACGTAGGCAATTGGCAGAAGATAACACAAGTGAACGACAACACTTATGACTATGTTGTTTCGCTTGGCGGCACGTATATGGTTTGCGTGATAGTGGAGGATGAAAGCGGAGGTAGTGCTTCGGATTGTGTTGAAGTTGTTGCCACTACAATCTACACTAAACACGGAATAGACCACGCTTGGAATGCGGAGAACGCAACGTTGATAGGCGGATTGGTTGATGAACTAACGGACGTTGGAGACACGGGCGGTCAAGACGCAACAGCACCAGCAGCAGCGAACAGACTGAGGTTCTTGCAAGATCCAAGAGCATCAACTAACGGGTCATTCAGAAGTATTACAAGCGACTATCTTTCAACCACACTTTCAACGGTCCAAGACAATATAACAATTGCGGCTGTTTTTGATTGGTCGCAAGCCCAAGATGGTGCTGGAACTTATATGGTGCTTATTGGCGGTACAGAAGCCACGTTAGACGTAGGGTCAAGATTCAATATTGGTTACTTGTTCTCTACTTCAAAGATGCGTTTTGCAGTAAGGCAGAACGGTGGTGGTGTTGGTTGTGTGGTTCAATTCGATGTTGTGGAGGGTAAGAACATATTTGTTTTGACTTACGACCAATCAACTGGCGTGTTACGTGTTAATATGAACGGCTCGACTGCAACCGATACACTAAGCGGAACGGTATGGACAAACACATCAAACTTTGTTCTATTGAATGGTGATGGTTCATTGAACTACGGTGCAGGATGGCGTGAACCTACCTCTGAATATATGATAGGTCTTAGCACGTTATCGGATGCAGATGCAGACCAACTTTATGCCGACTTACTTGTAAAATATCCAGCCTAATGATTATAACGGAAAAGATACAGGCTCTTAAAAGTTGGTTACAGGAAAACCGACTTGACAAGGAAAGCACTAAGCCTTACTTTATTGAGTCAGAGAATGAGGATGGCAGCTATTCGCTTCCGAAGGACGCATTGATAGAAAAAGGGCTAAAGGAACTGAATCAGCCTTATTCAATAGTGATAGATGTGAACGGAGTTAGCATAGAAGTTGAAAGTAAGTATTTTGAGGAATGAAAGCACTTCAAGACATAAACGGAAAGGTGTCAACGAAGCGAGTGTTTGATATAATATTTTAACAAGAACTAATGGACGCAATTTTAGAAGCATTAGCATCGTACGGAATAGTTCCAGATGTTGATGAAGAAGGTAACCTTATAAGCTAATTAGCAATGAAAGACTTTTTAGAAGAAATAGGCATTAACATTGCCTTTGTGTTGGCAGGACTCGCTGGGTCACTTGTCACAGTAAGTAACGATGCCACAAAGAATCTGAAGTCTTCTATTGCTGGTATCATCGCAGGTACATTCTCTGCTAATTACCTAACTCAAGTAGTTGTTGAGGTGACAGGTTTGAATGGGAAGACAGAGTACGGTCTTGCATTCATCCTTGGTTATATCGGACTCAAGGGGGTAGAGAAACTATCAAAGAAAATATTCAACGAAGATGATAGCAGTAGCAATTAACGAGGTATCAAATTTTGTGATGTGCGTGAGCGTCATTATGATGTACGTGTATCTATATGGTGACAAGACAAAGGTTGTACATAAGTGGTCATTTGTAGGTCACTGGACTCTGAAGTTAGGATTGGTAGGTATCATATGTGGAAGCGCATTGAACGTGCTTACATTATCAGATCCACCACTAACTGAGGTTGTACTTAATGTAGGATTAGCCTTGACGTTTGTATGGGCATATCTATTCCATAGAAAAATGTTTAGAGAAAGGATTGGAAAGTAAAAAGATATGGTGTGAAATTGTTCCTGCCGAATGTGATAAGAAATGTTTGATGACAGGAACGTGTTCAAGGAAAGGAAGAGAACCAAAGAAGAAAGACAAAGATGAATTGGAACGACTACCCTAACTTCAGTAAAGAAGAGTTCGACTGCAAGCACTCAGGTAAGAACGAGATGAAGCCAGACTTTATGGCTATGTTGCAGGACCTCAGATCAAAGTACGGGAAGCCTATGCGTATCACATCTGGCTATAGACACGAATCGCATCCGATAGAGGCTAAGAAGTCTCGCCCAGGCGCACACGCCACGGGTCAAGCGGCTGATATAGGTGT